TGATTATCTTGTTGAGCATTATTTAAAATATCAATACAGCCATGATTGGAAGACAGGAGATTTAATGTTATTTGATCAGACACAGGCATTGCATAAACGACAACCTTTTCCTACAGTAGGTGATCAACAACAGGATAGGCTATTGTGGAGAGGTATATTTTATTATGAAGGAGTATAGTAGAAGTAGCGACACAGAATGGGTGTTAATGAACTTTGATGTTCCTGTGAATGCTATATTACGAGAATACAATGCTGTAAAAGATAGTCTAAACTTACAACGACCAGAGTATGATCACAAAGATTGGCATGCTGTAACGTTGTATGGCTTTGGCTCTCACTTGACAAAAAGTCATTGGGAGTATAGATCAAAGGGTAGGAAGTTTCACTCATGTGGTATAAAACCAGATGTTACAGACATAGGTGAAAAATGTCATGGCACTTTGAAATGGGTTAGATCATTACCTTATGCTCGTATAGATGACGTAAGATTTTTAGTAATTAAACCAGGTGGGTATATATCAAAACATGTTGATGTACCTGAACACAATTGGTTAGACCCTTTGAATATAAGTCTAACTTATCCTGAAGGCAGTAAGTTTATTTTAAATAATAAAGAAGTACCATACAAGGCAGGTGCAAGTATAGTATTGAATGTGCATTATGAACACTATGTAGAAAACAATAGTGATGAAGAACGAATACACCTAGTAGTCCATGGAAAGAAGACAAAGGATTTTTATAAATATGAATATGAAGAAAAGACACGAATTACCGCCGTTTAAACAACTAACGCAATTCAATTTTGATGTAGAGCGTATCATTGAAGAAATACGTAATATGCCTGCTCAAGCAAATACAGATGACCTAAAAGAAAAAGATGGTTATGGTGAATTAGTAGGAGGCAAATGTGGTTGCTTACAAAAAGCATTTGGTCTTAAATTTGACACGATTGAAGAAGCATATAAATTCCTAGAGGACAATGATGTAGAAGAAGCAGATTTAAAAGGTTCTCTTCCTGCAGGTAGAAGAATGGCTTGGGACTATAGAAACTATGTTAAAAGATATGATGACTTTATCAAAGAAGGTGATGACGGAAAGTATGTAGTTGATAATAGCCCTTATAAACAGATTGCATTTACAGAATACAATCCACAAGAAGAAAATAGAGTGTATGAAAAGAAAATGCCAAAGTCTAGGTTAGATGAAAGACATTATAACAAAATAAAAGATTGGGTAAAAGGTACCTATATTGAAGAAGTAATCAATTCATTTAAAGGCGAAACTCATAGAGCAAGAGTTGCCATTATGGAACCAGGTTGTTTAATCAACCCACATATTGATTACAATACTGATTATTCAGTACGTTATCATATCCCACTTACTACAAATAAAGATTGTGGTTTCTATGTTGTTGGGCTAGACGGAGAGAAAGTATATCAACAAATGAAACCAGGTGAAGTATGGTTTTTAAATCAAGGTTTAAGACATAGTGCGTGGAACAAAGGCAAGACTTCAAGGTCGCATATTATTATATCGGTGAATGGACAAGAAGATTTAGATGATTAAAACGTGGCGTAAAGATTATTTTATAGAAACAGATTTTAAAGTTGAACCAAGTTTTTGGGATAAGTATTTCAATAACAAATGGGAAGATAGTAATCAACTTTATTCTGAATATGTTAGTGATATAACTGGTGGCAAAGAAATGAATAAGTTTTTTGTGCAACAGATAAAAGACTTTGATAGACCATTATTAAAACTAATCAAAAAGATATGGAATGAATTTG